GGAAACTAACGTATCGCTACGCGATATCTGGGATACCCTTTACCCAGTCAAATGTGGTGAGTCCGCTAAGCAAAAGAACGGACTAACGTACCTACCTTGGAACGAGGCATGGCGGTTGCTGATGATGCATTACCCCACGGCCCACTACGAGTTTGGCGAGATTGAGATCCACGGTGACGGATCGCAAACTATTCACTGCACAGTAGCTATCGAAGGCCACGCCCGTCATATGTGGTTGCCTGTGATGAACTACAAAAACCAAGCCATCCCGAACCCTAGCGCCCGTGACATCAGCGACACCAAGATGCGTTGTTTAGTCAAAACGATTGCCATGTTCGGACTTGGCTTTCACATCTTCCAAGGTCAGGTGCAGCCGGAAGATACATGGGATGACACTGAGGCTGAACAACCTGTGGCTGAACAAAAGCCTAAGGCCAAGCAGCCGCCCAAAAAGAAACCAGAACCAAAGGCAGACGCTGGTGATGCAGAAGAAGAAGAGTTTTATCTTGCCTTCAATGCTGAGCAAGCGGATGGCTGGGTAGACATGATGATCTCAACAGTTGAGGGCATGGTCGAAACTAAGAAGGGGCTGCGTAGCATGTGGGAGGCAAACAAAAAAGCCGTTGACCACATTCAATCCAAGTTCCCTAAATCCTACGACAGACTTGCGGCTGCTATGAAGGCGAAGCAGGACGAACTTAACAGCAAGGAAAAAGCTAATGGCTAGTTATCCAAAAGGCGAAGGCGGTTTGTGGCCTCACAACAAAAAGAACGAAAAGCACCCAGACTTTCGGGGGCACATTTACATCACCCCAGAGCAGTTAAAGCTTCTCTTGGAAATGTACAAGGAGAATCAGGCGAGTCCAGATCCTGATTTTAAGATGAAGATTGATGTGGGCATGTGGAACCGAGTGGCTAAGCAGACTGGCTCCGAGTACAAGTGGCTCGGTACTGAGGTCTACAAAGCGCCCAAGGAAGAGGCTCCGCAGCAACAGGCTGATCCGATTGATTTTGACGAAGACATACCGTTTTAAGGAGTAAACGATGCCAATAGTGGTAAAGATTGATGAAGAAACTAGGATCATTTCTGATCCTTTGAACTGGATAGTGCAGTCGTTCATGGGCGGCAAGTGGAGGTCTAAAACCTACCATCCCAATTATAGGGCGGCACTATTGCACCTTGGTGAGACTCTGGTTCGTGAAAGTAACGCCGAGGATCTAGCTGAGGCCTTAGATCGTGTTGAGGAGGTAATAGATAAGCTTGTGGAAGCGCACAAGGATGTCATAGCGCCTGTAGTGGACGATGAAGGGTTCTTGGTCGATGCGTCTTGATATTAAAGGCGCTGGTGTTGGGGAGATACTGGGGCCGATATGCGCCCTAGTGCCCAACCGCAGCACTGAGATCATGGAGTTGTTCTTGAAATGCAAGAAGGGCTTAGTGATTGAGCTAAAGCCTGTGCAGAAGAGCAGAAGCAGGAACCAAGAAAGCTATTACCGCAAATGGTGTAACAGCTTTGCAGATCACTGCGGCATGACACCCGATGAGATGCATGAGGAGATGCTGTGCATAACCTTCGGTAGCGAAGAGGTTCAGACTAGATTTGGGCCTAGACGCAGGGCTGTGAAGCGTAGTGGTGAAACCAGCGTAACAACATATGCACGGTTAATAGATAACCTGATCAATACCGCAGCGGAGATGGGGTTTAAGATCCCAACGCCAAGATGAGGCCTACATACGAAACCGATGAGGATATCGAATACGAGTCTCACGTTGCTGGCTTGTTTGCGAGCAAGCACAACATGCAATGGGTAAGGAATCCACCAAAGTACCCAATAGACATTAGCTTCAGGCGAGGGCCAGATATTGTTTTGTTCGCTGAGATCAAGTGCCGAAAGGTACGGAAGGATGTCTACGAAACCTACATGATATCGGTATCAAAGGTCATGGCGGCTAAGGCTTTGACCGATGCAACTGGGGTTCCTTGCATATTGATTGTGAAATGGAAGGATCAGGCTGGGTGGATCAACTTCAAGGAAAAACCAAACGGCGTCGGTTTTGGTGGGCGCGTTGACCGCAGTGACAACCAAGACATGGAGCCAGTGGTGTACTACGATATTGAAAGGTTTAAGGATTTATAACTGCGAGAAAAGGGCAGGTGAGTGGCAGCATCAGTCTCTCCAACATGGGATCTTGATCTCCCGCAATACAAAGAGGCCCGATGAAGTGTGGATCGCAGCGGCGGTTGACTAGCCGAGTCACCACCAATCGGGTCATCTGCCACAACTGAATTTGAATTGGCTCAGGGTATTCATCACACCCTCCATCACCGTTCCCGCCCGGTGGAGCCGAAGGCGGGACTAATAAGACCAACTTTGCCTTGATTTTTTGGTTTCTCCGTAGTCAAAGGCAAAGGGTTCCGACCCTTTCCCGTCAGGGTGGTCGAAGGCGGGACTTTAACGAGGTAACAATGAATAAATTCGTACAAGCAATAAGATCGCAAGAGGCTTACATGAAGAAGCCTAAGCCTAAAAAGAACAATGTGCCCGAAGACAGGCGTCCACCAGTGAAGGAGTCCCAGATCATGCGGATACTCCTGTTACAAAACAAAGGCGTTCAGCCAAGGCACATAGCTGGCGAGGTCGGGGTGCCAGTGCAGACTATCTATAACGTGCGCCAGCGTTACTGCCTGATTGATGTTGAGGGTGAAGGCAAGTGGTACAAGTACTTGGGGGTTTAGATGGACGATAAAGAAACCGTAGAAGAATTCCTAGCCCGTGGCGGCAAGATTGAAAAGGTGCCGTTTGGTCACGTTACAGACAGAGATGGGACTCTTAGCAAGGGCTTTACTGTCCGGCGAACAGAAGAAGGACTGTCTCTGAAGGTGCTGCGTAATGTTCGCGTAAGTCGCCAGAAGTCGAGACGCGGTCTATATAAGTGACGATAGCCTGTCTGCGACTTTTTCAGTGATGGTGGGTAGCTGAATGTATCTTTCAAGCTGAGGAACAATCTGTAAGTAGTAACGCTCTTGTTCGTTTATCAGCTTTATGGCCTCTTGCTTTTGCGCCGCTGTTAGATCCGCTTTTAATATCGTCCTTCTTTGATTCCGCAGGTCGGATAGCGCCGTTGCAGTAGGCTGCAATTGAGACTTCAGCCCCAAGAACTGTCTGTTATTAACGAGATAACTCTCAAGCTCATCAGTCCTGCCGTCTTCATAAAGCTTTTTAGTTGTTTGCTCTACGCGCTTAATGTAGTCCCACATCTCGTAGAAGTCTTCTTTTGCGCCGCCACCAAACTCTGAGCCGAAGAATCTTCTGATGACTGGGTACTGAGAAACATCTGTGCCTGCAAGAACAGCCCTGTTGTCACCTTGCACATAGCTGTCTCTTAGCGCGTAATCAAGGCCGCCTAAGAAGTACATACCTATTGTTCCGCCGTATCCGTTCATTAGGTGATCTATTTTTATCGGACTAATACCAACGACCTTCGACATGTTCTTGGCGATCTCACTGGTGGATGCAAGCTCTTGGAATTGTGGATCTAAGTTGCCCTCTATGAACACTGGAGTAACAGGTCGGCCAGTGTACAGGTCGTAGTTCATGTAAGCTTCTATGAGTGGCGTGATCGCTTGCGGTGGCTGAATGCCAAGTGTTCCAAATACGGCTCGCTGAACAGATTGCTGGGCTTCTCTGGGTGTAGTGCCTTCGTTGTATGAGTCTATGATGCGCTCTGGCAAAGTCTTAAACAACAACCCAACTTCAAACGGGATCGGCACTCGTACTGGTACACCAGACGCTGTAGGTATAATCCAGTAATTATCTTTTACTTCTTCTGTCTGTTCTTTGTACTGCTCATCATCGCTAAACATTGCGTAGTAAATAGCTGTACTAGCGGCTATCAGCGAGCCTCTTGCGAACGCACTCCTAGCTGCTTGACCCCTAGAAAGCTCTCTGTTTGCACTGCTCTTCCCTGATAGGCCTCGGTATAGAACGTCCAATCCTTGAAGCCTTGCGTTTAGGAATGGGATTGTGGCTGTAAGTATACGCATTCCAACATTGCTGCCTCGACGCCCGAAGTTAAGAACCTCCATTGCTTGAAAGCTTGCCTCAGCTTCGTTGCCAGTGCGAGCGAGGACATCTTTATAGACCGCGTTTCTCGTTGCGGCGTCAGACCTTGTGGTCGCTTGGCCCATCACATCCCAAGCACCAATGAAGAGTTTAGAGATAGGATCTCTCTGTTTTACGTTCTTGTTTCTTTTTTGCAGGATCTTCCCTGCGTACTCGCCAATGTTTTCTGGGTCATTCTTGTAGTCATAACCGCCTACAACGCCAGTCCGCTCAAGCTTTTCCATGCCTTCTGCGTAGCCAAAAATAGTGTCAATGACGGGCGTAAACTTAGATCCTGAAGTTACAAATGC